ATACGTTTAGCCATTGTCTGTCATGAAAGTCCTTGCCGAATAATATAGCGTGAAAGTGTTGTCTCCCTAGTGACGGGTGTCTCATTCCTGCCTTAACGTCTTCTTGGTTTTTTCCGTATTCGCCGCACATGTAGAACCGAATTGTTTTTCCGGTTTTCTTGCGGAGCCTTTTCATGAATTTTTGGAAATCTTTGTAGTTTAGTGAGTAGTTTCCGGGGTCTGCGTAGGTCAATGTAATGAAGCTGTTGTCGCCGTGCATTTTTCCCTCGTGAACACATCGGGTCGCCATCTGGCGAGAGTAGTCTAATCGACATCCTATGCATTGGCCGCAGGGTATCTCAATCGGCGTCCCGATGAGCTTTCCCGGGTTCTTGAAGTGTAAAGGTCCACCGCCTGCGCGCGTCCACGCAGGTAGTGGTTTGTAGCACGGCATCAGAGACGCCGGCCACCGCGAGGACTGCGTTTATCGTTTTTGCGGTGTGTTCGCGTTCCATTACGGAATCGCTTTTTGGAACTGCGTTTTTTCATGCGTTTTCTATACATCTGATTTCCTTGGTTTTAGTGCCACATTGGTAATGGTGTCACTTGGCACAGTTAATGACAAGTGTTGTTACTGTGCCTCCCCCCCCTTTGTTCCCCCCCCAGCTTCGCCGGTGGGGGATTTTGAGCCGTTTTCAGGCTCTTTTGCGTTTTGGGGCTGGCTAGCCCCCCCTCGCGCGACTTCGTCGCTCTCGGGCCGCTGTGTTGCGCCTGGCGGCGCTTTATAGTCTTTCCGCAACCCGAGCTTTACAGCTTCGTCGTGATTTTCCGGATTTTGCATGAATTCCGATAGTGCTCCTGGATCGTTACCGAATCGGGCTCGTGTTTCTGCCGGTAAGTGGTCGAAGATTGCCTGGGCGTTTACTACCAGCGTCATCGCTTCATGGAAGCTAATTGCTGGGTTCGTAATGTAGTGCGCTTCTTTACTGGATATCGGCAGCATGCCCGTTTTTTCGTAACGTCTCATGATCGAATTGATGTTTGCATTTTCCGCAAAATCTTGTTTGGTCAATGAGGGTTGCGTGAACGTTAGCGACTGTCGTCTAGTTTTTCTTGTTTGCGCGTCGGCGGTGGTTTTGGTTGCCTTGTCTTCGCTGCCGCTCGCGTTCTTTAGCTCTTTCTTTTCTACGTCTGCTTTCGAGTTCATTGTAATTCCTCTCGCGTTCTTGCTGATATGAGTTAGGACCGACGTTGAGTATTCCCTTGAGGGTATCTGATCGATCGATTATTGCTTTCGCTGCGGCGCCTTCTGCGCCGATTTTTTCGATGACCCGTATCCACGGTGCTGATTTGTACATATGTGCATCGATTTCTGCAGAGTCCGCTAATGCTCTTTGTGTTCTGCCTTGTTCGTTTGTTAATTTTTGCCTTACTTCTGATTCCTCGATCAGTGTGTCGTTGAGTGCTTCCTTTGATTGTGTTTCGTAGGTTTGGGCGTCCAGCTGCTGTTGCTGCTTTTTCTGGACATTTAGTTCTTCTTTGAGTCGTCGTGCGGCCATCGCTGAGCTAACGGCCGGTCCGATTTCGTCTGTGAACTTTGCCATTGCGCCGCCTGGTGATGACGCTCCCCCTGTCGCTGAGAGTATCGGATTTAATCCGGCGGCTCGTAGGTCTGTGACTTCCCTTTGATGAGCAGTGTTGCTCATCCTTTCCTGGAAGTCTCTATTGCGCTGCGCTTCTTTCGCGTTCGCTCGGTTGGTGCGAGAGCTTCCCAAAAGGGAAGCCCCCGCAGATATTACCGAACCCCAATGTTTTTTTAGGAACTTCATCAGAAGTGATCAATCATGCCTGGGACGGAGTAAGTTGGCATTGGTCGTGCTGAGTTAACGCCGAAATACATGTCCATGATGAAATGCGGCTCGCTTGGTACCGCGATCGTGCGATCGATTGGTGGATCGTCCTGGATGAATTGATCGCTTAGGGTTGGTAGGTTCGCGAAGTCCTGGGCCCAATGCCAAAGGTCGAGGCTTTGAGGATCGCTTGAGCGGAATTTTCCGGTAATGATCGAAGGAGAGTAGCGGTATTCTGCATATCGCTCCTGGTAACCGAATATATCCTGGTCCGCCGAGTTTCCCTGGGCGTAAATTTCGTTGTTCCAGATTTCCTGTTCGCCCAGGTGAGCTAGTGACGGCCAGAAGTGGTCAAATCTGGTTTGTCGCAGGAATCGTCTATTGATTCCTTGCTGGTAGGTAAGGTCTGCTCGGACGTTTGCGACTCCGATGATGATGCAGTGTTCAGTGAATGATTTTGTGAACCCGTGTCTGTTTGCTGAGACGGTTCCCATGGCTGCGAGTTCACCTGTGATGTTTCCTCCGAATGTTCCTCCTGTGTTGGCGATTGGGGTGATGTTGATCGGGCTGCTTCCGCCGCCAAGGTATTCAGACCGCCAGCTTGCGTCAGGGTGTGTAACTCCGAAGTGTGCTGCGATGACTTCGGGATACCTGGTCCCACCTCGGGCGTCTTTTTCGAACATTTTTTGGACCTGGAAGGCTTCGCGGAATGCGTTGACTGTTGTACTTCCAGCTCCACTGAGGTCTGCTTCGAGTCCTGTGTTAGACCAGTTGAGTACTCCGTTTTGGAGTGAACCGAAACTAACGTCCAACTGGGTGTTGTTGGGGAACGCTTGAAGTTTTCCGACGAATTCGCCGTCGATGTGTTCGAAGCTTGGCTGGTCTGATCCGATTCCTCCTGTGTTGGTTCCGACGACTGGTGCTGTTCCACCCAATCCAATTGCGACTGGGTCGCCTTTTTGGGGGAAGGGGAGGGCTGAGGTGAAGTAGTCATGTCTTTTGCCTCTACGTCGCAATGGGTAGTCTGCGACGCTATCCGGGCCATCGTCCGTATCCAGAACGGGCTGTTGTTGCAGATTTTGATCACGGAACCATTCGTCGTAGATTTTGTTGTAGGCCCTGTGGTACAGGCTGCTAACGCTAAGATTAGCAATACCAGTAGGAAGGCCAAAATAATCCGCGATGGAACCTTCTGTGAATCCCGGTCCAGACGTGATTTGAGGCACGAGGAAATCTGTAGAATCTCCGGGGTTTTCTTGTTCGCCATTGAATTTTTTCCAGTTGTCCCATAGCAAGCGTATGGGTATTGAGAAGAAGAATGTTTCCAGGAATGCATTGTCCATTACTGGTTTGATCGGCGTGGCCAGTCGGCCAAACGCTGTCATATTGACGGAGTGTGTATCTCCTGGGAGAGCTTCGTCAATGTAGACCGGTACTAAGTATCCGGCGTCCAGGGTTGTCTTGTGTCCGTGGCTTCTGTCGAATGAACTACGCGCAATATCCGCGCGAGGTACCTGACTAAATCGGTGAGTTGTTGTCGATTTCATTCTGGTGTTTGCTCCTGATTTACTTTAAGGGTTGCTTCGAACTGGTTTTTCGCTTCGAGTCCGTTACCCATGTTCACATTACTGGCCATCTGTGCGATCTAGCCATTTTGATCGTCGAACTCGCCGATGTGAAACAGGGTGTAATCGGCTGGAGATTTTGATACAGGGCTGTCTGGATTTACCGTTTCCTGCATGAAGTATCGTTTGGCCATTCCTTCTGTCGGGAACAAGAATGGTCGTGTGTATGCTTTCGCGGCTGAATCGTATACTGAGAATATTGAATAGATCATAGGTTCCTCGCTTCTAATCTGTTTAGTTTTTGCATTTGAATATATTCGCGGTCTCGCAACCGCTCGTAGGTGTTATTTTCTGCGTGTTTTTTTGCGCCGTTTATCCTCCTTTCTTTTATTTCGTCGTGCAGCTTTTCGTCCATAGTTTTGAGAAGTCGAGTGTAATAAGTAGGGACTGGCACTCTCCTGATTCCTGACTTTGTTTCCACTAGTAGTTCGTCTGATGGGAATACGTCTTTGTGGTATTTTTGAAACCACGTTGCCCCGATGCCGGGTCTGGTACTCATCTTTGTGAACTCTGGTGTTACTGGAATCTCGTTCATCGTGTATGGACATGTTTTTATGTAATATTCCTCTGCTGCGTCGCCTTTGATTTTTTTAATTACGTATCTTGCGACATATGCCGCGGTTTCGAAGTTAAAGTCCTGTACTACTGAAAAGCCGTGTGGCCATAGTTCTTCGAGTTCTGCTGATCGGAACAGATCCTCTCCAGAGTCAGATACGTTTAGCCATTGTCTGTCATGAAAGTCCTTGCCGAATAATATAGCGTGAAAGTGTTGTCTCCCTAGTGACGGGTGTCTCATTCCTGCCTTAACGT